AATACTTGTCCATGTCGCCAATGCCCCAACTTGCTGGGGAGTAGAAAACGCATACGTAGTATTACCAAGCCCAAGTTGCCCAGATGTGTTATACCCCCATGCCCATAAAGTACCGTCTGTTTTAATGGAAAAAGTGCTAAACGCCGCCGCACTGATTTTTGCCCACGTAGTTAAAGCCCCAATCTGCTTAGGTGAGGAATAGTTTGTAAGATTTCCAAGACCAAGTTGTCCTTGAGACCCTTGACCCCAAGCCCATAAAGTACCATCGGTCTTATAAGCAACACTGTGAGCAATCGCCGCCGCAACACCAGACCAATTAGTGAGCGCTCCAATTTGTTTTGGAGAAGAATAATAAGTTAAGTTTCCAAGACCACTTTGCCCAGCGCCGCCTTGTCCCCAAAACCATACCGTACCATCTGTTTTGACGGCTAGTGCAAAACTGCTAAATCTTGAGCTACTAACACTAGCCCAATTTGTCAACGAACCAACTTGTTTTGGAGATGAGTAAGAAGTTGTATTGCCCAAACCAAGTGCTCCGCTAGAACCATAACCCCAGCTATATAAAGAACCTGATGTTGTAATTGCTAATATACGGTTATTACCTGCTGATAAATTAGACCAAGTAGTTAATGATCCAACTTGTTTAGGCGAGGAATAGTAGGTTATGTTGCCCAAACCTAGTTGACCATAATCGTTAACCCCCCACGTCCACAATGTGCCGTCTGTCTTAATGGCGGCGCAATGATAATTACCTACTGATAACTGAGACCATGTTGTTAATGCGCCAACTTGTTTGGGTGAAGAATAATTGGTTCTGTTGCCAAGCCCTAAAGCCCCGTAAGTATTATCACCCCAAGACCATAACGTACCATCAGTTTTAATGGCTAACGTCTGTCCATTACCACCATTTACTTTTGACCAGTTAATTAAAGCCCCAACTTGTTTTGGTGAGGAATAATTAGTAGTGTTGCCAAGACCTAGTCGCCCAGTAGTGTTTACACCCCAACTAAACAAAGCAGGCCCCGGCGGGGTAGGCCAAGTACTCGCCGCTATAGCAGAGTTCACCTGTTGCATTGTCCAGATGCCTGAGTATTGAACGCCTGAGACTGATGTTACGACTGGCATGTGATCACCTTAATAAAGCGTTGCAAGGGTGTGGTAGTACCCAGCGGAAATACTAAGCCAATTTGTTAAAACGCCAATTTGTTTAGGTGAAGAATAATTTGTAGTATTTCCAATTCCAAGTTGTCCGTAATTATTAGCACCCCATGACCAAGCAGTTCCGTCGGTTTTAACGGCGGCGGTGTAGTTGTACGCTCCAACAACAGCAAGCCAATTTGTCAAAGCACCCAATTGTTTTGGTGATGAATATACAGTTGTATTACCTAAACCCAACCTTCCAGAAGCCCCTTGACCCCAAGCCCAAAGCGTTCCATCTGTTTTTATTGCAAATGCAGAAGTACCCCCCGCAAACGGCCTTGCCCAAGCTGTTAAAACTCCTATTTGCTTTGGTGAAGAGTAGGTAGTAGTAACTCCGAGCCCCAATTGGCCTACGTTATTACTTCCCCAAGACCACAAAGTTCCATCTGTTTTAACAGCCAATGCAAACGGACTTCCGCCAAAGGTTGCGGAGACATAAACCCAAGTGTTTAATGCGCCAATTTGCTTGGGTGATGAATAATTGGTTGTGTTCCCAAGACCAAGACTACCATTAGTTCCAGCACCCCATGACCATAAAGTACCGTCTGTTTTTATGGCAAAAGCGGATGTTGAGCCACTTGAAACTTTGCTCCAATTCGTCAACGCTCCAACTTGTTTTGGTGATGAATAGTTTGTTGTATTACCAAGACCTAACTGCCCATTAGCATTGGTTCCCCAAGACCATAAAGTTCCATCAGTTTTTACAGCCACTAAAAAAGTTCCACCACATGAAATATTTGACCAAGTAGTCAATGAACCAACTTGTTTAGGAGAAGAATAATCTGTTCGATTACCCAGTCCAAGTTGCCCTTGGGCATTCTGACCCCAAGACCACAAAGTACCGTCCGTCTTAACAGAAGCAGAAAAGTAACCACCACCAGCAATATTTAACCATGTACTTAAAGATCCAACTTGCTTGGGACTTGAATAATATGTTCTATTGTTTAGCCCAAGTTGCCCATTTTGGTTGCGTCCCCATGTGTAAAGATACGGAAAATACGTATTCGTGCTCGTCTGAGCCCCAAGCGCATTAAAGCCGGGCTTAACAATGCTTCCTAAATTGTATTGGCGTATGCTCACTGGCTACTCCAATTTTAAGAGGCGATGGATTCGTAACTGATGGTGTATGTGATGCCGCTGGCAGTACCTGATGTCACTGAGATTGAAGTGCCCTCCATCAAGTAAATAGCCGTTGTCTTGTCTACAGCAATCACAGATGCACTTGCAGGAACTGAGATCGTAGAGATGACAGGGTAAGCCGTACCGCCCGAAGGTGCGCCGCCTTGAGCCACAGCGCCATTGCTGTAGATACTCACTGTTGCATTCACAGCAGAAGTGCCGTTCACGTTTGCGCAAACAATCTGATTGATCTTAAAGACCAGACCAGATGCGGCAGCATTGGGCAACAGCACTACGGCAGATGTACCAGTGGGGGTGTAGTACGTCGTAGTACCAAGAATGGACGTTACGTTGACAATATTTGGATTTGCCATGATGGTTCCTTATAGACCGAAAATCATTGAGAATGCTATGGCCTGACCCTTAGTAGCGCCGCTTGTAGCTGAATTGCTTGCGAGCAGTTTTACAGTTCCAGCATTGTTCTTAAAATACAACTTTTCATCAGTTGTATTAATAGCTAGCTCACCAGCAGCTAGGTCAGCAGCCAAAGGCACAGCTGCTGCTGTCGAAGTGCGATAGAGTTGAATGGGTGTAAAGCCTGATGCCGCCATAGTGTTACCTCAAGTTTTCAAGTTTGTAAAGGGTTTTCATGTGCACCCCAGTGAGCTCATCCACAATGTTCTCTAAGGCTGGAACCCCTTTAGCAACTTTGCTACGGTTTTCATTCAACCAAATTATATCATCGTGGATTGTTTTTGCAATGCTTTTCTCTTGGTCTTCAACATTGCCGATAATGCCAAAAGTGCCTTGATAAGCTTCAATCAAGTCATCAAGCTTCTCTATCACATCCTCGTAGTAATGGCCAAGAGCTTTGTGCTCAGCATAAGACTTGGTCTTCCAATGCGCAATATGAGCTGCATTCCTAGCATGAAATAAACGCTCAATCAGGTCTTCAATCATCAGAATGTGCCTCCAGAGATGCCGCCAAATACAGGTGCACCAGCGCCTGTAGACGTCAAAACTTGACCTGCTGTGCCTGCCGCAGTAAAGGCATAAGCTGTTCCGGTTCCATACGCCGCACCGCCTGCAGTTGCAGTGGCAGTTGAGTTTGTACCGCCGTTAGCAATTGCAAGCGTTCCTGCAAGAGTTACAGCACCACTAGTTGCGCTTGAAGGCGTTAGACCCGTAGTTCCTGCGCTAAATGTGGTTACACCACCAGCAGGTGCCGCAGCCCATGATGCTGTTGTGCCGTTAGATGTTAACAGATAGCCGTTTGCACCAATTGCCAATCGGCTTGCCGTGTTGACACCTGTCCCAAGGATCAAGTCACCGGTTGTAGTGATGGGTGACAAAGCGTTGAACGCTGCACCTGCTGTTGTCTGACCTGTGCCGCCATTTAAAATTGCCACAGTGCCGGTAACATTTGCAGCATTGCCTGAAATGTTGCCTGTAACTTGCGACCCCGGCAAGCTTAATGCGCTTAAAGTTATTAGCGTTGAATTGCTTGTCCCTGTAACATTAGCCGCAGTGCCAGTTGTGTTTTGATTAAGCGTTGGTACATCGGCAACTTGTATGGTGTTCATCACCACATTTGTTCCGTTGCCTCGCAAGTACGACCCACTTGTGACCGCACCAGCAAAAGAGTTCATTGCCGCTTGAGCCGTTGTTTGGCCTGAGCCACCAGAAGCAATTGCAAGAGTCGTAGACAGACCAGCCGCAGTGCCTGTTGTGTTCTGGTTCCATGTAGGTATAGCGCCTGCCAAGTCTGCGTAAGCAATACTAACCACACCAGTTTGCCCGTTAACCGAGCTGACTAAGTTAGTCTGGTCAATCTTCTGCCAAACTGTACCGTTAAAAATTGCCCAGTCACCAACTTGCCAATCAGTCACACCGTTCAAGTTAGTTGAACCAGCAACCGAGACAATATAGTAATAGCCGTTTGTACCAACACTAGAAGTCAATGTAGGTGTGTTAGTCGATGCATTCCAAGAGCCTTGGTATGACAAGCCGCCTGTAAAACTTGCAGTTGTGACGCTTGTGATCACACCCTTAGAGTTGACCGTGACCACAGGAATTGCACTAGACGAGCCATAAGTGTTAGCAGTCACACCAGAAGCTGGCAAGTCAGCATTTACCAAAGCTCTAAAAGCTGTAGGAGCCGCAGGGCCTGCCGCTGGGCCTGCATAGACCACATTTGCGGCTTGATCAACAACCAGCAACGCAGAACCCCATGTAGGCGCTCCAGTACCACCAGAGACCAACACCTGACCTGAAAGACCAACAGGCCCAACATACAAACCATCAGCGCCAGACCAAATGATTGCACCTGCGGCGGCTACAATGCTCTTTGCAGTACCGCCATTGCTTAAACCAAGCAGGTTGTCTACTTGGTCATCATTAGAGAGATCAACTGCAGGGTGTTTGTGGTCACTACGAGCAAGAGTGTTTGCTGAGCCTGCAGAGCCGGTTTGAAAACCAAATTCAGGCGCACTTGCGCTGTAGCTAGCCGCAAGGGTGACGTTGCCATTAAGCGCACCACCGCCTGTCAAGCCATTGCCTGCAATAACTTGTGTGCTTGTAGGAACGTAGCCAGAAATTGTGGCAGGAATTGTAGTAGCGGCAGTTACTCGACCATTTGTGTCAATTGTGAAAACTGGAATATTCGTAGCGTTACCATAAACGCCAGAAGTTACGCCAGTTGCATTAAGTTGAGTAGAACCTACACCGCCATTAGCAATGCTCAAGGTCACATTACCCGTCAACTGACCGCCACCTGTCATGCCTGTGCCTGCAATCACTTGCGTGGTTACAGGCACTCCTGCAACGCTGAGCAAATCGCCTACACGAATTTGATAATTATTGCCTTGGTAGACAATCATCATCAAAGAGTTTGCATCAGCAACAGGCGCTACTGGCAGCTGCGTGACTCGTGTTGGTATTAGGTTACTTGGGACATCAGACATTTAAAACTCCAGGTAGCCGTCACCGTCTTCAGTAATGAAGAACTCATCGCCAGCTTCTTGAATTACACCAGCAGGATGAGTATTGATAGGTGTGTCAGGGCGGTTAAACGGAAGGACAATTTGGTCAGGACGGCGTGGTGCAAGACGGTACGGATCGTACTCGTCACGATCTTCTTCACAAACCATTAAGCCTGGGTAATTTGGGTCAGGTGACAACTCAGCAAGTAACATCTTGCGTGAGCACCGGCCGCATATGGCAATGCCATACGTAGCTTGCCCACTAGGGTCTAGGAATACACTCATTTAGTGTAAACCCCGATGCCTGGGTTGATCTGGATGGGCGAACCGTCATTATCTCCGTCCCATGCACGCTGCAAACTCATAGCTGCTTTTTGTTCAAGCACAGCCATAATTTGTGGATCAACTTGAGGCGTCTCTGCAGCAACCTTAGCCGACAAGCCATCAATGATAGCATTAAGCCAACGCTGAGGCACTTCTACGTCTTGCTGCAAGTTTGCTGTGTCCATAATCTGGCGATGCCGCCAAAGAACTAGTTGAGCTTGTTCAGCAGCAGAAAATGGAGCAGGCCACAAGTAAGCTACAGGCCTAATCAAATCGCGCTGAAAGTAATAGCTGCTAGGTCTGCCAGGAAACACTTTGTTGCTCTGATTGACATAGCTATCACGATTTAACTGCCCAAGCGGAATCTCTTGAGGCATGTTGCCAAGGCTCACCACGGTATAGTTAAAAGTAGAAATTGCTGTAATTCTAAAGTATTGATAGGCCAGTGCGCCAGAAATGTCAACCCAAACAATTTCGCCTGCGCTGGCAGTATCTGTGAATGTTCCTACAGTAACCCAAACAGTACCGTTTGTGCTGACTTGAAAAGTCAATGGAGTAGATGCTCCAGACCATTCAATGCCTACAGTATCCACGACAGTTTGAGTTGTAAAGTTTACCGTGTAAGAAGTAGAAGTGGTTGTAGTTGTGCCGGTTACCGGCTGAAGGGTACGATAGTTTAAATTAAGAACTTCAACAGTACCTAAAGGCAGAGTGACAATTGGTTGATTCTCGTACATTGGCAAGACCATCTTTTCAATACACCAACTAGGTGTTTTGATACTAGCCAGCTCTGACAAGAACAAATAAAGAGACTCTAGGGCATAGGTCTGCATCTCAGCAGATATGGCCTGAGCAGGCAGACGACAACGCCTAAAGGCGTGGTCTACCACCTTTAAAGCATTAAATGTCGTTGTGCTTACTGTGCCTGAATATGCCATACTAACCCCGTTTTAGTAGTCAGATGGCAGCTGTCCTAGCACGCCCTATATTGACAAAATTATAATGCAAGACCTGATGGCTTAGCAATTCTTGTTTGACTTAGCCATGCCGCCTTTTTTCATCATTTTGCTGTTAGGCATCATTTTACCATCAGGCATTTTGTGCATGCTGCCGCCTTTGTTCATCATCATTTTTTCACCTGGCAAATTAGGGGCTGTATTCATCTTGGTCTCTCCAGGATTCTTATTGCCCATGACGCCTAAAGTACCGCGGTTCTTAATCATGCCTTGAGGCATAACTTTACCGCCTTTAGCATAACCCTTAGCCATACCACCTGATTTAAAATCAAAATCTTTAACTTTTCCGATTGTCATGATGTTTTTCCTTTAAGTTTACTTTGAGGGCAACCAATTAGCTAAGTAAGTCAGAAAAGACCCAACAGCGCCACCTGCTCCGCCAACCAACATTAACATCTTCCAGCCACCTTTGGCTTCAGACAAGGTTTTGTCAATGGCAGTCAAAGTTGCTTGCATGATCTTCATGCTTTCTAGCATCTTGTCCATATCATCTTGCAAGTGCTTGATGTCAGACGCATGAGTAGCTAGTTCACGAGCTGTTTGAATAGCGTCTTCAGTCACTGTGAATTCCTATTTCAAGCTTCAGCGTAGGTTTTTGTGCATTCAAGCACAATGCTATACATGTCGCCTGCTGATGCATCAGCTGTTGTGAACAAAACATCGCCAGTTTTACCAGCGCCTGCATTGTTAGGAATACCGCCAAAAGACGAAAGGTCCATCAGGTAGTTTGAGTTTTGTGGAATCTGCCATGCAAACTGGTCAGTAGTAGCATCCCAAAGGATGCGGACTTCCATGCCATGCGTAGTTCCATAAATCTTATTCAGCTTAACACCGTTGCAAGCCAAATTAAAAGAATTTGGATTTAGCGTAGAAACGTCAATTTTCAAAACAGCGGTTTCACCCGTGCCGTCTGAAATGTTTGTAAACTTTGCGATGAACAAACGCTCACCGTCAAGGATCGTTTGCGAGGTTACTGCATCTGCCATGTGTATCTCCTGAGCGTTGGTTTAAAAATCCAGGGACAAGCCCTGGATAAATATTAAGCAGTACGTGTGAACACGTAAGCAGTTGCGCTGGAGAACATAAGGGTAAAACGAGCCAAGCCTGTCACACCAGCAGCAACAGTCAAGTCACCAAAGCTGCCTGGAGTATCTGCTGCACCGGTAGACAAGATGCCGTTAACTGCAACAACTATTGTTACTGTGCTTGCGCCTGCGGTATTGTCAATATACAAGTCAAAAATCGTGCCCTTAGCCGCACCTAATGCTGCTCCAAGCAATGTGCCGGTTGGCAAAGTAATTGCTGTTGCGGCAGCAGATGTGGAAGTGATGTAACCAGTTGCTACTTCTGCTGCAGTTGCTGTTGCTGTTGCATTGATTGCAGCAGTAGTAGCATGTGTTATGCGGCCAGTTCCTGCAACATTGCCTGTCACATTGCCTGTAAGTGCACCAATAAATCCATTCGTGGACGTTACTGGGCCGGAGAAGGTAGTAGAAGCCATTTTAAATTCCTCTCATGCGAGTTGGTGGGTATCTGTCTGCATGACGTCAGCTGGGAGCTGTCAGATACGCCGGAAAATCCCAGAAAAAAACCCTGCCAGATTGTGTCTGACAGGGCATTCTACTTACACGCCAGCTGTACCATACAAGCCACGTGGGTCAGTCCAACCCACAGTGTATCGTTCAGTAGCTTTGTAGCGCATAGAGTCGGTCTCGAAGTCACCTTCCATAGACTTCTCCAAGCCACGACGCATCAACAGCTTCAAGCCTTCTGGTGCATCAGTCTGAATCCACCATGCGGTAGAAGAGGTGATACGTGACAAGTTAGCTTGGCCATCAGCCAGCAAGCCCATAGACTTAACTGGGTTGATGTCGTTATCAGCTGTGCCTGTGCGCAAAACGCTCTTCAGCAAAACTTCAGCTTGGAACACGTTAGAAGGGCCTGCAACAATCTTCTCAGGTGTCAAACGAATACGCTTGCCGTTGTTGTCAACAGCGTTGCGGATTTGGATGAGCAACTGCTCAAGTGAAGTTTGTGACAAGTTAGCAGCAGTGCTTAGCTGGTTGCTGAATGTGCCGCTAACAATAGGGTGTGCAGTGCTGATCAGCGATACGCCGTCACCACCAACATAAGCACTGTTAAATGCACGGTTCAAAACGTTTGCTGACAGAGTTTCTTTAGTCTCAATCAAAGACTGTGCCAAATGTTTGGCATAGGTTTGACCGATACGAATGTGGTCTCCGTCTTCTACCAAGACTTTGGTCAAGCTGAATGCCAGACCGTAGACTTTGTAGAGGTAACGTTGCAGGAACAACACGCCGCCTGATTGGTAAGTAACAGCCATACCGTCAGGCAGTTCAGGCGCAGCGCCAAAACCATAAAGAACAGGTTCTTCATGGTAGTTGCGAGGAATGCCTTTTTGCTCACGGAAAACCATCTTCCATTCATCTGCACGTTGGTCGTACACACCGTCAAACACTTCGTTGAGGATTGGCTCAACTACGGATCTAAAGTCCGTACTTCGCATAGGGGTAGCCATTTTTTAACCCTCCTTAGATTGAGTTGACGGATGCTTTGTATTGATGTTCGTTGATACGAACAATCGCTACAATATACGCGTCTGTAATTGAATCACCAACTTCATTTCCAAAGCCGGTCAATTGGAATTGACCAGATGTGGCTTCAATGACGCCGATTTGGGTGGTTGACAAACCTGTTGAGGTAGAACCTCCAGGTGAAGCCACGACCCAGTCCATTTCTTCACCAACGGCAGTTTGCATTGTCGTAGTGCCAGGAGTGCCTGGATTAGTGTACTGTGCATTAAACAAGGTTTCAGGGTCATCATATACGTATGCAATGATTTCTGTACCTGTTGTGCCTGAAGGCCAATATGGCGATATCGTGGGTTTGCCTGAAGAATCGTTATATTGGCAGCCGGCAAAAATGCCAAGCAGCAAAATTCCAGCAACAGTACCTGAACGGGTACCATCAGAGGTGCCGAGTTGCACAGTACCGGCGTCTACCAATTTAACGGGGTCACCGCTAAAAATGTTAGCCGCATAAGTACTGGCGATTGTGTAAGCCTTAGGTCGAATCTGACCACTGTTGTGGAAACTCGCTCTAAAGCCAAATGGTGCGCTAGTCGAAGACATAGGTTGCTCCTAAGTGGATTAAAAGGTTGCGTCAGGAAAGATCGAATTGAGCTTCCCTTTTTTGTCCTATTTCCAGGTTACCATCACCTTGTGTA